AATCCACCGGCAAATCCACCAGATGAATTAATTCTACTTTCTTTACTTCTAATATTAGACATTGATAATCCAATACCCGCAGCATCCGAAGAATAAGTTGAGATATCATTCAAAGTTTGTAATAAACCATTACGAGAATCTGAATTGTTGTAATGTAATACACAAGAAGCCAATTGAGGAACTTTAGTCCCCGAATTAATCATAATTGGAGTTGCTGGTGATATTAATTGGTTCGATAATGAATTGTAATAATCCATCGCTTCTTCAAATGAATTTGTAACCCATATCGCAACCCTCATATACATATGTTGAGGTCTTTCAATCACTTTACCTTGTGGTGTTTTTAACAAATACATTTCCTGTAATGACCTCCAAGCAAAATAGTCGAAATTATAATCATTATCATGATTAATAACTTCATCAATTTTTTCCGGTCCGTAGTTATTGATAGTCTCAATAAACTTGTCATTAACCACTCCCGTTTCATAGAGTTCCATCATTGTCTCTGAAAAACTATCTTTAGTTTCCTTATGATACGCTGAAATAGCAACTGATGATGCGAGTCTTGAGTAGTCGTGGTGACTACCCGTATATGCCGCGGCAATTTCATAAACAAGTTTATCCAATTCTTTAGTGGTAATCAAACCTTCAGTTGGAACTGAAGTTATTACTTTTATAAAAATCTCGTCAGAATTAACACTCAATCCTTTCGAAGCTCTTTTAATTCTGTTGTAAATTTTTTGTGGGTTAAACGGCGCATCGTCTCCACCTCTTTTTTTAATTCTTAATGACATCATAATTTATGTTTTGTTTAGAAATCTTCTGTAAATGTAATAGTTTCGTTCAATTTTGCTTTTTGGTATTCCATAGTTCTTGATTCAAAGAAATTACCTTTAGTTTCAACCGCGATTTGTTCCATGAACTTAAATGGTTGTTCAACATTAAATTCTTTTTTACAACCAAGTTTAACCAAAAGTCCATCAACAACAAACTCAAGATATTGTTTCATCAAGTTTGAATTCATCCCAATAAGTGAAACTGGTAAAGATTCTGTAATAAATTCTTTTTCAATTTCTAACGCTGATAATAAAATTTCTTTGATTCTCTTTTCACTTGGTTTATCCTCGATATGATTGTTCAATAAATGAATCGCGAAATCACAATGTAAGTTCTCATCCTTAAAAATCAATGAATTAGCATTACACAAACCTTGCATAAGTCCTCTTGATTTTAACCAAAAAATTGAACAGAATGACCCTGAAAAGAAGATACCTTCAACTGCCGCAAATGCTACCAATCGTTCTTGGAATGACGCGTCTTTAATCCAATTCAAAGCCCAATTAGCTTTCTTTTGAACTGCAGGTAATCTATCGATTGCGTGGAAACATTCATCTTTTTCTTTTGGATTTGAAACATAAGTGTCAATCAATAATGAATACATCAATCCGTGTATGTTTTCCATCATTAATTGGAATCCGTAGAAAAATTTAGCTTCCGGGTATTGAACTTCTTTTAGGAAGTTTTCCGCCAAGTTCTCATTAACGATACCATCCGATGCCGCGAAGAATGACAATACATTCTTAACGAAATACTTTTCATTATCCGACAAATTTTCCCAATCACGAATGTCATTGGTTAAGTCTACTTCTTCCGCAGTCCAAAAAGCGGCTTGATGTTGTTTATAAAATTCCCAGATATCGTTGTGTTCTATCGGGAATATAACAAACCTGTTAGGGTTTTCTACTAATATTTTTTCCATATTTTTTTTTTAATTTTGTTGTTGTTCTCTTAATTTTCTTTTTTCTAATAATTCTTTAACTCTATCTCTTTTTCTCTCCTCTTGTTGTTCTTCAAACCCTAAGAATGTTACCGAACTTTCAGTATCAATCTCAAGTAATTCATTGTTGAATTTACAATTCTCAAATACAACACCATCCTTACCCAATCTTGATTTGGTAATTGCAATTGTTGCCAAATTCATTTCTTTTTGTTGTAATGTTTTAGCAACAGATATAATAACATGCCCAACTTGAGCCTTCTTAATTGACCCACCCATTTGGTCTGTAGTTACAACCTCAGATGAGATTGAACTTCTATTACCTTGGGTTGCCGTCCAACCAACCAAATTAAGTTCGTGACACATAGCTTCAAACCCTCTCATAACCGAACCCTCAGCTTTCCACTCATCTTTACTACTACTTTCAGGAACCACACAATCAATATAGTCTAATAAAACCAAATCAATTTTTGTTCCGTCGGCAATCATTTTTCTAAGTTGATTCTTAATCTGATTCATAGTGACAGAATCTGATGGTAATTTTTTCAAGATTAACTCATTTTTCATAGTTTCTTTAATCTCGGTAATTTTACCCATAACCTCTTCTTTATGTTGAACCAAGTTATCCGGTTCAATACCAGTCCAAAGGGTAAAATGTTTTCTTTGAACGATTTTAGGGTTATCCTCAAAAAATATTTGGATAACATTATAACCAAGATTAAATGCGGTGTTTGCAATTTTGGTTAAGATGGTTGTTTTCCCAACACCGGTCGGAGCGAGTATCACCCCAATCTCACCTTTCGCCAAACCACCTTTTAACAACTTGTCAATACCCGGAATACCCATCGGAATCGGGTGTCTAAAATCCTCATCCAAAACGGTGTCAAGGTTGGAGAATATATCAGTCAATCCGGTTTCTCTTTCCCCAACTTGTAACGCTTCTCGAACCAACCCTTCAACTTTATCATACGATTCAAAATCACCTTCTGTGATGATTTTTTGAGCCTTATCCATCGCCTTTTGAAGTTCCTGTTGTTTACAGAACTTCAAAGCCTTTTCTTGAACAAATTGGGTTCCTTCAAATGGAGCATCTTTAACTTGTGTTATGGTGTCAAGAACGATTTTAGCAACCAGTTCTTGTGAAATTTCAGATTTAACGATTTGCTCAAGAGTATCGAAATTAGGTGTTGATTGGTATTTTACATAATACTCTTTAACCATCTGCAAGATGATTTTAAAGTATTTGTTGTCAAAGTAAGAACTTTCAATGACATCCATAATGGTCATTGAGAATTCCTTATCTACTATGATTTGGTTTAAAAGTTGTAATTGAAATGTATTTCCTAAATAATCAAAATTCTTGTTCATATGTTCTTTGTAAGTTTCCTTGTTTTATTAAATAGTTACTTACTCAAATCAATTCCCAAATAATTAAAACTTAATTTTTTTGTTGAAAAGATGTCAGTCAAATCTCGAAGCGCATCTTTTAATATTGGTCGTATATCGACAGTATAACGAACTTTTGGTGGAAATAATTTTCCGTCCAAAATTCTATGACAAATTGTCTGCTCTCCAATTTTAATATACATATTGAAGATTTCCGGGCCGTCGGTAAACGATGTATTCATAATAGTTGGGTCATTTGATATGGAATCTTGATTGTCCATCATATAAGTAACCGTTTTCATTTTCAATAGATATTGAAGTTCTTCTTTAAAACTTTTCATAAAGTAATAGAACTCCAATGAATTTTTCGCTTTAGGATTATATCCTCTAACATTAAAAAACCTTTGAACTACAATATTATCATTTAGTGTTAATAAAAATTCAATTTTTGTGCTTTCTTGTTCTTTCATAAATTAATTTTTTTGTGTGTTTCTTTTTTCTTTTCTTGTTAATTTCATAAATGGTTTGAGGAAGTTAACCCAAGCCTCGTCGTCTTTTGGGAGATACTTAAAGAGACCATCCTCCATCATCATTCTCATTAAGTTTTTATATCCCCTATCGGTAGGGTCTATCGCGTCTGTTAAAATCTGTTCTACTAAGTCTTTTCCATCATCTGTAATTAGGGGGTTTTTAAGGTCAACAATTTTTTTGTTCGTATTATAGAACTCTTCTCCAAGTATAGACAATTTTGTCTTACCGGTCAAAATATTATTTAGAGTTTTAATAGGTTTCTTTTGCTCGATATTTCGGGCGTAGTCCAAGATTTCTTCGATAGTGCATGGTTTCTCCTGCACTTGAGGGAAATATTTAATCAATGTTTTTTCTCCCAATCCTTCAATACCATAAATGTTATCGGATTTATCACCAGTAAAGATTTTGGTTAACAATACATTATAGTGGGGAATGTCAACCTTGTTAATGGTTATCATATCCCCATTCTTATAATATTGTTTTGAAATTGGCGAGTAAATCGTTACTCGTTCGGAAATAAGTTGGGTGAGGTCTTTGTCTGCCGAGAAGATAATAATATCCTCATCGGTCGATATTTGGGAGTAGTATGCCATCAGGTCGTCGGACTCATTATCTTTAACCTCAACCTGTCTAACAAAGATTTCTTCCAAGTATTGTTTTACACGAATTTTTTGTTGAAGATACGACTCGTATTTGAACTCGTTCATATCTTGTCTTCTATTTGCTTTATATTGGGGGTAAATGGACTTTCTAATGGATGAATTTGATTCTCCATCCCACATTACAATTACTTTATCGTGGTTGTGTTCTTCAAGAAATTTTCGTAAGATGTTAATGAAATGATAGATTCCCCCTAAGTGTTCTCCATTACTATATAAATCTTTAGCCCCATGAAAACCTATTTTGAATAAGTTGTCTCCATCGACTAATAATGTTTTTTTCAATTTTTTTAATTTATTGGTTAGACAATAATTTTGTTACTTTTTTTCATATTTTCTTCCACCCATAATGGTTGAAGATTTGTATAATGACACAACTTGTAAAGTTCTTCCTCTGTTTTTGCCGAAGATAATGGAATAATGTGGTCAATGTGCCATTCACTCCTATTCTCCCAAGTCATACCATCAACAAATTGTTTTTCTAAATGTTCCTTAAGAAATTGTGGAGAACATCCAACAATTTCGAAAGTTTTATTCTTTTTGGTGATGTTGAGAATGGTTAGGTATTTTCTCAATCGACCTCTCATTCTATTGGTTAAATTAAAAATTGGGTCATTATTACGTCTTTCTTTCCTTTGTTCCCGTTTTCTTGGTTTGTAATTTTCTCGATATTCTTTTCTTTTTTCAGGATTTTTACTTAACCAATTCCGTTTCATCTCATTAGCCAATTCACGATTTTCATCTCTCCATTTTTTTTGACGATTGTAAACCCATTCGGGATTTTTATCCCTCCATTTTTTTTGTTGCCCTAATGTTTTTTGATAATTTTCATTACGATAAGTTTTACTTCGTTTATTATTACATTCTTTACAACAATATAATAATCCATCTTTAGATGATTTTGAACTACCAAATTCACAAACTTTTTTTTCTCCTTTACACTTAGAACAAACCTTAGTTTCCATTTTTAATATATTCTTTTAACAACTTATTAACAAGAGAAGATAGATTAATAGATTTGTTTTTAAAGTATTGTGGAAGCTCGGGGTCAACCGAAACTCCAATTTTAACTTTTTTTTCAATTTCTTCTTTTTTCTTTCTTCCCATATTAATAAATATCTGCAAATATATTAAAAGTAGAATAATTACAACTTTTTTTATTTATCTTCCTCAAATTCTTCTTTCAAATCGAAATCACCATCAACACCAATAATATCTTTCCAATAATCCGCATATTCTTTCTTATATTTTTCAATATTAGATTTTTCTTCAATAGAATCTTTACCAGCTAAAAACCCATGTGGTGTTACAATTATCTTTCCATCATCATAACCCAAACCTGATATGTGGTTTTTTAATACCGATACTTTACTCCTTATTGCAAATTTAATTGAACGTTTATCTTTTGTTGCAGTAATTTTTGTTGTTCCAGCACCCTTTTGATTGCCAAATAAAAACACTAAAGAGGAATTTAACCAAATCGACTCACCACCTTTCGCTTTAATTTTGGGTTGTCCAAATGGATTATCAGGCAATTCTACCCAAGGTTGTGCAATTATAATTAAACTATTCTCATATTTTGAATCTGATTTACGAGAACCTGAAATTCGTTGATTAATTCCCATACCAATTTTATCAGATAATACACCGGCCGTGTGTTGCTTGCCCCCCTTACCATCATAAGTGAGTTTACAAGGAATTGACCCCACACTATCCCACATTATACATAAACTATAATCTAATTCCCCTTTCTCTTGAGCATCTAATAATTCGTTTATATAATCTGTAATTTGTTCAATGTATTCAAAATTGTTATTTATGATAAAAAATCCATCCCAATCAACCTCACCCGTCTCTTCATCAACCACTTCTTCACATTGAAGTCCCATAAGTTTAGCATGTTCAAAACTCCATTTCTGTTCTGTGATAATGAATACAGGAAGAATACCTTTCTTTTGAGCATCAACCGCAGTTTTA